AATACCCAATTGCAGAATGAACCACACCACGGCAAACCATCGGCTTTTGTAAATTTGCCGTATTTTGTAATGTTTTCGGGCTCTTCAATTGTACCTTGCTCGGCTAAAGCAATTTCAATGGCGAGTGCTGCTGATCCAATTGGATAACTCATGCCAAGAGTTTCGCTTCTTCGGCTGTAATACCTAGACGAGCCAAAAGATCCGACTTTTTAGCTGCAGCAATAGACTTTTGTGCTTCCTTTTCAGCTTTTGTTTTTTCGGCTTCTTTTACTTCCGCTTCGTAAGCTTTTACTTCTGCGGAAGTTGCTTCACGCTCGGTCGTTGTATTTGTTAATGCGTCATATTCTGTAATTTTCATATTAGCTCCTTAGTTGCTATATCCATAAACGGTTACTGATCCATCCATAGTTCCGCCACTTGTTTTCAATGTAAATCCGTCATATTGAGTCGAATTGTTAGCGTAGCCACCAACGGGAGCGAAAAATCGTGTTGCGCTTCCACCAATGCCAAAAACAAGTCCACTCATTTTTGTTGGAGAAGCCACTTGGGGCGTAAAGATTTCAAGACTCGTTGCTCCTGTGCCTTGATAAGTGCTATCAAATACTCCAACAAACCAATAAGCAATGTTATTTGTTTCATCGACAGCCATCGCACCCGCATACATGAGCATCCGTTCTTGATAAAGACCAGTTGTGCTGTCTGTTCCCGAAGCTCGCATAAACATACGAATATCCGGAACGGTGCTCACAGATGTAATATCTATCATCACTTTATAATTTTTGTATGCGCTAGTAAATACACTATTTACATTTACGGTGTTTGTTCCTGTAAATGTTGTAGTTCCAATTTTTGTTAATGCACCAGCGGAAGGCGTTAGCCAACTGACACCTGTTGCAGCTGTCGAATCTGCCTGAAGTACCTGACCATTCGTACCCACTGCAACTCGAGCAAAAGCATCTGCGCCTGTGCCAGCAATCAAATCACCTTTCGCATCGATTGCAGTTGCCATTGAGTTTGTAACTGTGACAGTTCCCGATGTTCCACCGCCTGAAATTCCTGTGCCAGCGGTGACGCCTGTAATGTCACCAGTTGTTGGATCTACCCATGTGAATGCCATTTGCGTTCCGGTAGTCTTTGACAGCACTTGTCCGGTTGTGCCGCCTCTTAGTCCTACCAATGAAGCATCGATTGAGTCTCCAAGAGTCTCAATTGCCGTTGCTCCATTTTTTACGAGATCGGTCGATGTCGGGACGACCCACCCGTAGTTCGGTGTTGTAGTTGCCATTTCTTCTCCTTATGCGACGACGGTGGCATTTAACCACTCAAGTGTAGGTTCGATTGTGTTCCAAGTCTCCACGACAGGCACATCTGCCCATGTGAATGCCTGAAGTGAATATGCCACCGGAGTGACATAAAGCGAGAGTGTCAAAGAATTGATGCCAGCCTGAAATTGCCAGCCTTCGACAAATCCTTGAAAATTCAATCCCATATTTACAGGTAGATCCACGATATTGACGGGCATTCCCATAAAGACCGACAAAAGGTTGTCACGATCAGAATTGTCAATCTCGGGCGATCCAAGTGGGAAAGAGATTTGGTTAAAGTTAGCTTGCGGATTAGCTCGGAGCTCCAAGTAAAAAGCGGCTTGAGAAGTGGCATCGGCAGCGTTTTCAAGACTTGTTGTAATGTTTTGAGCCAAAGTGCCATACAAGGCAATTGATGTCGCATCCGAATTTGTGACTTGAGCTCCATTTTTGTATGTGAGCGTAATGTAATTTCGAACATCGCCAGCACGCACGGCTGTCTGAAGTCCGCTGGCGAATGCGTCATTTGCTGACAAGTTCACATATCCGTTTGCTGCAAGGTATTGGGTGCGGTGGGTACTGTCCGCATAGCTAATTTGTCCCGAAGAGTTTTCGTAAAGATAGCCAAGTCCAGATGTAGCCAAAGCCGAGACTAGCGAATAAATGTCTGTGACTTCAGATGATCGAGCTGCAAGTTCATAATTGCCCGTATCAATTTCACCGAGCCCTGTATTGAATGCTTGAGCCCATGTAGTTGTGGCATCTAACTCATTCCATGTAAGCGCAGCTGGCACGGTATTCCAACGAGCAAAAAGTGCTTCGGAAAGAATTGTCTCAATCTGTACGCCATCTAAGTCTTTGGCTAAGACTCCGGTTGTAAGCACCTTTGGAAGCCTCGAAAGGGCTCCTAAAGCCACAATGGAGATTGTTTGAGTCACTCCAATCGACCCACCGGATTGAACGCCCGTAATAAGATCCGTGATGGATCCGCCAAAAATAGCCACGGGTGTGCCGGACGAATTGTTGATATAGACGGTCACGGCAGAATTGATTGCGGCTGTAATAGGTGAATCATCTGTATTGATTAGAGTAAGATTGCAATATCCGGCAATAGCTTGAGAATAAATATCTGTGCGACCCGAGCCTAAATTAAGATTTGCAAGAGTTACATCCTTATATTCGACTCCATCGATTTCGATGCTCCAAGTCGGTGTCCACAGGGTCATACGAAAGAAAACCTATTTGCGCCCAAAGTACCACGCGCATTTGAGCGATTGAGAACATCAACGATTGTTCGAGCTGTGCCTTCCGCATCAATCGCACCATTCACCGTGACATTGATTGTAGATCCCATTCCGCCATTTGGCACAATAGTGCCGCTTGAACTAGGCACAAAAAGCTCGGCTCCTCGTTCTCCGACGACATAAGGAGTGCCAGCTGATACTGATCCGCCAGCTGCACGAAAGCCACCAAATGCTGATGAGATTGCTCCACTGATGCCCGATACAACAGGATTATTTGCCACAAGATCAATCAAAGATTGAATTGCTCCAACGACACTTTTTACTATATTAAAAAGTCTTTCAAATCCGCCAATTACAGTACCAACGACATTAATAACAACTCCGAGTGCAATGCCTATGCCTTCAATTGCAAGTTTGAGAACTCCGCCCAATAAAGGAGCTACATACTTTGAAAGAAATGAAAAAAGTGCTGCAAATTCTTCTTTATTGCCCATGACGGCATCTTTAATTCGGTCAAATGCAAATTTGATTCCTTCAAAGATTGGGATAAACAATTTCTTTGCGCCATCAAAGAAGCCCATAAATGCAGATGTAAGTCCTTCTTTGCCGCCAATTGAATCAATAAATCCGGCAACCGCTGGAATGACTGTGTTCACAACAATGTCAATCATTGGAGTCAAAGCATCTAGAACAAAGGATCCAATTGTTTCTTTGCCTTCGTCGATGGCGACTTTAAGTCGAGCCATCTTTCCGGCAAATGTATCAGCCTTGACAGCGGCTTGATTGGCGAATGTATCGCCAAGTTGCTTTGTGATGGCATCCATATCCATCGTCTTAAGCTGTGCCGATGTGAGTCCAACGCCTAGCTTTGCAAGAGAAGCTGTATTTCCCTCAGCGGCTTTCGCCATTGCATTAGTTACAGCTTCAAGTGATTTTCCTGATCCAGCTGCAACATCTACTGCAATCGATTGCAGCTTAAGAGCTTGATCTGAATCCTTTGTGGCTCGGACAAGTCTTTCAAAGCTAGGGCGAAGTTCGTCGTCCGTTAATCCTGTGAGAAGTGAAGTGTTGAGAATCTGTTTTTCAACGGCAGCGATTTGAGCGTCTGTTGCTCCTGTAACATTTTGTAATGTAGTAGCGAGCTTTGCTTGAGCTTGTTCATCTGCAATGGCAGATTCAACGCCTTGCTTGAGAAGCACGCCAGCATAAGCAAGAGCGGCGGCACCAGCAACGGCAAATGCCGCACCAGCCATTTTTCCAAACTTACCCATTTTGTCGCCAAAGCTTTGAACTTCATTTTCTGCGCCAGCGACTCCACGCTTTAATTCATCAAAATCCGCGTCAAAGGTAATCTTTACTTTTGGAATGCCAGCCATTAATCAAGCCCCAATTTCTTTACGACGGTTTGAACCATCTCCGCATATTCTCTTGCCACGATAGGCACATAATAATCCACAGCCGGAGTCATCCAATATCCACGCTTATTGGATGGAGCTTTGAATCTGTCGGTATATGGACGACCT